GCCTTCATTTAAATATTTTGTTCCAAATACTGTTTTTGGATAGTCATCAAAATCATATGTAAATCCACGATCATTTTTCTTGTCTAAAAATTTTCTAAGTTTTTTAATCTTTTTTTGATGTGCTGCAGCTCCTTTTGGGGTCATATATCCAACTCCCATTTGTTCTACTATTTCATTTGCATCATTTTCAAATTCTTGTAAAAACCATTCTTTAGTAAGTGAAGATGGACTACTAAGCATTTGCCATAAGTTTTTTATTATAGATTCATCATATCCAGGATAACTTGCTTTAAATTTACTATATTCGTCTGCATTTAAAGCTGCTCTTACGGCTGAAGCTGATATTGCATTACCATCATCATATTTTAAAGGATCTGCAGAAACTGTTAATTCAACTGCATCAATACCAGCTGGTATTTTTCTTCCTTTTCTATCACCAGTTAATTTATATTTATCTACATTTGGTAAAAATGTTTTTACTCGAACATAATCTTCGTCTTTTTCTGATGCAGCTAATGCAAATTGACCTTGTGCGTCTTCTGGTAATGAAAATAGATATTCATATGCGGCCATAATAGGAGAATTAAAATCCGTAGATTGTATTTCGATGTTATTGTTTCTATTTAACAAATTAAACATTTTGATACTTATATCTCTTGTTATACCATCACGCTCTTTTGGACCTATCAACATGATAACTTTGTCGACACTAGGATTTTGAGCGTATCTTTGAGCAAGAGCCATATGTGCTCCTGTTATTGGCTTAAAGCCACCGGGAAATAATACTGTTACATTATTCATTTTATATAAATATTACTTAATTAATTAATCGTCTATATATTTAAAATCTATATCAACCACCCGAATTTCCGCTGCCACCGCCTGAACATAAAGTTACACTTGTTACTTTTCCAGATGATACTACAAACTGTTTAGTAACTGTTTGACCAGATAACCCATTAGAAGTAAATCCATATGTGCCATTTGATAAAAAGTTAACTCGACCTCCAAATTGAGATGTAAATATATAATCACCAGAGACTGGTACAGTGCCAACTCCACCATGATATGTAGCATTACTTGTAGTAGATCCGCAACTCGATCCACGATAAAATAATGTTAAACTAGGAGTATGTCCATAAAAATCAGAAAAACTTATATTACTATTAATATTTAATCCAGTTGTTTGAGCTAAAAAATCTAAACTTACATTTGAACTAGCTTGCGGTGAATCAAATGCTTCTTTCAATTCAGTCATGGTTATTTGTCCTGATGCTTTAAATGTTGTAACATTATTTACATTTTGAGTTGCTGCTACTTTAGTTCCAGCTTCATTAACTGCATACGCTGCAAAATAATACGTTTCGCTAGAAGTTAATCCAGTTATAGTTCTTGTAAAACCTCCAACGCCAGCTCCGCTAGAATATTGTGTATTTGATGATGCATTAGAATTAGTTCCAAAATAAAATCCTCTAGCAGATACAGTTCCGCCGCCGGCTGAAACTACAGATGCTGACAATGTTATACTTTTACCAAGAATATTAGATGTAGTTGTTGAACTTACTGCAGGTAATGATGGGCCACCGGGTCCTTCGCCTCCTTCTCCTCCTTCTCCTTCCCCACCACCAGCTCCGTGTCTAGGTAATGTTTTTAATATATGTATGTAATTCATCAATCTGTTTTTGTTGTTCTTTAATAGCTTCAATTAGTACTGGAATAATTTTTTCATAGTTAACAGTTTTATAATCAATGTGTGGATCAACTCCTTCCATTAACGGCATTTTCTTTTCTGTTATTACTTCAGGCAATATTTTTTCTACTTCTTGAGCTATTAATCCTATATCATTTGTATTTTTTCGTTTTCCGGAATTCCATGTATATGATACACCTCTTAACAATTTAACTTTATCTAATGCATTTCCAATTGTAATAATATTGTCTTTTAATCTGGAATCTGATATTGTAGTAGAAAATCCAATAACATCTCTTTCAACATGTAAATCGCCGTCGTTTTCTAAACGCATATCTTCTGCTCCATCTAAAAAGAATCCTATACTAGTATCTCGTATAAGAATACTATCATTGGAACTTCTATTTCTTCTTAAATGTAAATCTTCATCATAAGAATCAATGAAACCTGTATCTACTATTATTCCTGTATTAAAATAATAACTAGCTCTGTCGGTAGAAAAATGACTAAAAGTTCCGTTACTAGGACCTATATTTACATATCCATGATCGGTTTGTATTTTTAATTCTCCGTTAGCACTAGCTCTAGATAAATGACAATCAGTTGAAAGATTTAAAGTAGTACCATCAAATGTTAAATTAGATTCAGCATTCATTGCATCAGCTCCAGTAGCAGTAATTATTCTATTATTAGAACCATTGGTCATGAAATCAGATACATCTACTGAAACTGATGACGCAGCTACATTGATACCTGTACCAGCTCCTACTGTTAATGTTACTCCTCCTGATGTACCTCCTCCTGTTAATCCGTTTCCTGCTGTTACAGCTGTTATATCACCACCACCACCAGATCCACCGGATGGTATTGATTGTGTTGATAATACTCCTGATGAATTAGCTACGACCATTCTATCTCCAGATCCTGCTAAACTTGATACTGTTAAATCATTATTAATTATAACATCAGGAGTGAGTCCTGTAGTCATTATTAATCCGGTAGAGCCTCCAATAGTTGTGCTTTGTCCTATTTTAAAATAATCATTGTCTGAATTATCTACGCCTATAGAATATCCTCTGGTACCAGCTTGTATAGCTATTCCGGAATCTCCAGTGCCGTAGTTTCTCATATTTAATTGTGCACCAGTACCGGTCGTTGTTCGTTGTAAGTCTAATCCTACACTAGTAATATTAGATCCAGAAATTAACACTTGATTTCCAAAAACTTTTGTAGCGTGACAATGATTTGAAGAATCTAGAATAACACTTTTTTGCTGTATTCTAGCTAAGCTATAATTTTGTCCCGGGTCTAAATTTATAATTGCCATTTTTTATTCCTTTTTTTAAATTGCAACAACATCAAAAGCTTCATCCATTGCTTCGTTAATATTCGCAGTGTCAAATTGAATTCCTGGTGTTTGTATAATTACATTAACTGAGGTTGATGTTACGCTACTAGCAGAACCTGTATTTGGTAATTCTATATCTTTTATAATAAATGCATTTGAAGGTGCTACTGCTATAATCATATTCATTACAACATCTCCTCCTAATGATCCATCAAATACTAAATTTTTACCTCCAGTAACTGTTCTAAAATAACTTGATTGATTTCCATTGGTAACTTTAACTGTTTTTTCAGTAAATTGTTGAGCAGTTACACGTCCATTAAATAATGCATTTGAAGCTGTAATTTGACCTGTATCTTTTAATACAATATTATTATTAGTTGAATTAATTTGATTGGTTGTTAAATCAAAACCTCCAATTGTACCTCCGGTGAATAATACATCAGATCCTGTTATTTGTCCAGAATCTTTTAATCTTAAATTGTTATTTGAAGATCGTATTTCATCAGCTGATAATACAAAACCTCCGATTGTTCCTTCTTCTGCAGAAACTTTTCTTACTATAACATCTCCATCTGGTTTGATATGAATTTTTGAAGATGATATTTCTATATTTCCATTTGCTCCCGAAACAAATTGATTGTCTACTGATCCTAAAAAGAATTTTGGAGTTTGTATATCTACTTCTGATCCTGATACTAATAATTGACCTGTTGTTTGAGAATATGCAAAATGTCCAGCTGATGCAGAACCTATAAAAAAGTTACCAGAAGAATCTAAAAACGTAACAAAATCATTGATAGTTGCATTAGTTCCATCGCCGGCTGTAATATTACCATGAAATCCTAATACATTAGATGTCATTAATAATCCAGCATTTAATCCGCCAGTAGTATCAACTTCAGATATTGATCCAGTTAAGAAATCAAAATTAGGACCGGTTGCGCCAGTTGCTCCTGCAGTACCAGCTGTTCCTTGTTTTGATTTAGCTAAAGTCATTGTTTTAGTAACACTAACACTTGCACTGGTTGCAGTTATATCAACAGATCCTGAATCGTGTGTCATTGAATTAATAGTTAACGTATTTCCATCAGTTCCAGATAATGTAGAAGTAACACCTGTACTATTTGTTCTAGCATAACTAAAACTAGATGTTGAATTAGTTAATCCGACAAATACAACCATATCTGTAACACCATCAGCAAAACTAGACACAGTACCACTTTGATCTGCTGGGAAAGTGTGAGATTCATTTGTTAAAAATGCAGTAACCGCAGGTGCACCGTCTGCACCAGGAGCACCATCTGATCCATCTGATCCAGATGAACCGCCATCTAATTTAAAAATTCTAGTAGTATCAGATAAACTATCTTTTGTAACTTCTATTGTTAAAGGTAATTTTGTTTTATTACCACTAACAGTTCCACTAAATGTTATACTTCCAGAAACTTGTCCAGATCCATTTGTTACATCAGTTTTTAATGTTGGATTTGATAATGTAGAATTTGTGGAGTCTTTTATAATAATATCACCAGACACAATTGGACCTGATAAATTTTGTTGATTAAATATAATTAATATATCGTCATCTAATGCGTCAGTTGCTGAAGATGATGCAAATGAAAATACTTGTGAGTCAGAAGTTAATGTTAATGTTTTTGCTGTGCTTCCTGATTCACCTGTTTTTGATTTTGCAAGATTCATTGTTTTTGTTAAACTAACACTTCCGCTAACTGCTGTAAAATTAATTGATCCAGAGTCATGAGCCATTCCGGTAACTGTTAATAAATTACTAGAACTAGTAGCAGTAACACCTAATGAATTTGATCCGGTAAATGTAAAGCTAGATGTAACATTATCTAAACCTAAAAATACTATCATTTCGGTAGTGCCAGTAGAAAAGTCTGGTACTGTACCGTCTGCTGTTGCAGGAAATGTGTGAGACTCATTAGATAAAAATGCAGTTATTGCTGCTTGTCCGTCTGATCCATTTGTACCATCTGAACCTGATGATCCTCCTTCTAATTTAAAGATTTTTGTTGTATCACTAACACTATCACGAGCTACTTCAATTGTTAAAGGAAGTTTAGTTTTGTCTCCTCCAACGGTACCACTAAATGTAATACTACCAGAAACTTGTCCTGTTCCTGATGTAACGTCTGTTATTAAGCTAGGATTAGTTAAGGTATTACCATTAGAATCTTTTATAGTAATATTGCTAGAAACTACAGCTGAATCTAAGTTTTGTTGATTAATGATAAATAATATATCGTTATCAATAGCATCACTACTCGATGCAGATGGGAATGAAAATACTTGAGAATCTGTTGTTAATGTAATTAATTTTGCACTAGATCCAGGATTGCCATCAGTACCTGCTTTAGATTTAGCTAATGTAAATACTTTTGATATTGAAACTTCATTAGCTCCAGAACCAGATTTAGCAGTAAATGTTATAGATCCACTATCATGAGACATTCCAGTTATTTGAATATCATTACTAGAGCTTGTTGCGGTAACACCATCAGTATTTGAACCAGTAAATGTAAAACTTGAAGTAACATTATTTAATCCGTTAAAGACTTCCATTGTAGTAGTACCAACAGAAAAATCTGAAACTGTACCGTCTGATGTAGCTACAAACGTTTGAGACTCATTAGTAAGGAATGCTGTTATAGATGATTCTCCTTGTCTAGATTTTGCTAATGACATTATTTTTGTAAGAGTAACACTTCCAGATTTAGCAGTAAAATTAATTGATCCAGAATCAACAGTCATTCCGGTTATAGTAATAGAATTACTAGAACTAGTAGCAGTTATTCCATTTGAATTAGATCCGGTAAATGTATAATTAGAAGTTACATTGGTAATTCCTTCAAATACTTCCATATCAGTTTCGCCACCAGTAAACGAAGCGATTGCGCCTGTTTGATCTGCAGGGAAAGTATGAGATTCATTTGTAAGAAATCCAGTAACTGCATCTGTTCCTGCGGCTCCGTCTACTCCAGAAGTACCTCCTTCTAGTTTGAATATTTTAGTAGTATCAGTTAACGATCCTGATGTTACTGTTATTGTTAAAGGTAAATTTGTTTTATCAGAGTTTAATCCACCTGATGATAAGGCTCCGGTAAATGTTATACTCCCAGATACTTCGCCAGTAAATAATCCAGAATTATTTGTAACATCTGTATCTAATGTAAATCCAGTTACTGTAGTGTCATTTGCAGTTATTATTGATATTTCTGAACTATCAATAGCAGTTGATAAATTTTGTTGATTTATTATGAATAATATATCATTATCAAGAGCAATATTAGATGAAGCTGATGCAAATGAAAATACTTGCGAGTCAGAAGTTAATGTTAATAATTTAGCATCTGCTCCACTTAAACCTTCAGTTCCTTGTTTTGACTTAGCTAGAGTCATTGTTTTTGTTAAGCTGACACTTGCACTAACTGCTGTAAAATTGATAGATCCGGAATCATGAGCCATTCCTGTAACAGTTATTTGGTTACTAGCACTTGTTGCTGTAACACCTATACTATTAGATCCGGTAAATGTATAATTAGAAGTTACATTGGTAATTCCTTCAAATACTTCCATATCTGTAGTAGCACCATTAAAAGAAACAATCGTGCCATCATTTTGAGCTGCAAATGTATGAGCTTCATTTGTTAAAAATGCAGTAACTGCATCAGTACCATCTGTTCCATCAGATCCGGTGGAACCTCCTTCAACTTTAAAGACTTTTATTGTATCTGATAATGAGTCATTTGAAACTTCAATAGTAACTGGTAAATTTAATTTGTTAGAATTTAATCCTCCTGCATTTAAATTACTAGAAAATGATATACTACCAGATGATATACCGCTATGTTTTCCACTACTATTTGTTACACTATTATTATCAAATGAAAAATTAGTAACATTAGAATCAAGAGCAGTAGTAATAGTAATATCACTAGCAGCTACAGCGTCTGATAAATTTTGTTGATTAAAAGAAAATATAATACTAGACGGATCAGCTGATGTATCTGATGCGCTATCAAATGAAAATACTTGTGAATCTACCGATGCAATTAATGATTTTGCATTAGATCCATTTAATCCATTATTTCCATCACTTCCACCTTGTACTTTAAATAATGATGTTGTATCTGTTAATGAATCTCCATTAACTGTAATAGATACTGGAAAATTATCTTTATCAGTTTCTAATCCTCCTGCAGATAATGCTCCGGCAAACGTTATACTTCCAGATACAATTCCACTATATAATCCGGATGAATTTACTGTTATACTACCAGTATCAAAATTAAATCCGGTTACATTAGTAGATTGAGCTGTTGTTATAGTAATATTACTAGCGGATATACTAGCAGTTAAATTTTGTTGTGTTATACTAAATATAATACTAGATGGAGTAGCTGTATTATCTGATGCACTATCGAATGCCATTATTTGCGAATCAGATGTTAATGTCAATGATTTTGCTGTATTTGAAGCAGTAGCTTCATTTATTGCATCTTGAACGTTTTGACCGTCTTCTAATCTTAATTGTCCTCTAACTACTAATGCAGATCCATCCCAAGTTAATTTATCTCCTAATGAAAAATTAGATCCAGAATCTACATAAAAACCAGTATCTGTATTTGCATGATTTCCAGCTCCTATATATAGTTTTCCAGCTTCCATTTCTATTCCACCAATAGAACCTGTTCTTGCTATTATGCCACCTTGTAAAAATACGTTGTCTGTTGCTAAACCAAATCCTGGACTAGGATTGCCAAATACATATGATGAATTTGCTAAACCACTTAAATCTCCTAATCTTGATCTTAATTCTACATCATATAGTCCACTACCTGTTCTTTCTACTATATCAATGAATGGAGTATTTGAATCTCTAGGATTTGCATTCATTTTGATATATCCACTACCACTTAATCCGGTTGATACAATAACTTGTCCTTCATCATATGATTGTGATGTTGAAGCTAAATCTCCAACAAAACTTCCGCCAGAGCCACTACCGTAGCCTCGCTGTACAAATATTCTTCCATGTACTTCGTCTGAACCAGTATTATTTCCATCTACAGACGCAGATTCAACTAAAAGATATTCTGTTTGAAATCCAGTTGCATCTACTTTTTTAGCTAATAGAATTTCACCTACAGCAAAACCACTCGCATTTTCTACAGACATTGTAGTTGCATTAGCAGTTATATTTGATCCAGTCAATGTTGTTGCGTTAGTAACCCATAGTTGACCGCCAACTGCGTTTACAGATTCTTTCTCAAATGTAGTTGTTCTTAGAGTACCTCTAATTCTTACATTTTCAAATTCTGCAGTTCCATTACCTTCTGAAGATATTTTCCAACCTTTAAATCCGCTAGCGAAGTCTCTTGTTTGTAAAATACCTTCCGGCTTCATTATAAGATTACCACCCTCTATAGAACTTGTAGTAATACCCCATCCCCCTATAGATGCAGATACAAATTTTGCAAATCCGTCTGATTTTATAGATGATGATGCATTTGTTTCATTTGCTGGACTTCCACCTATTAAAGCAGGAGTAAATATTTGATCGACTGATAAATCGCCTCTGACTGTTAATGTACTTCCAGCAAATTGAATAAAATTACTAGCTGCTTTTGATCCAAACAAAAATCCGTCTGATGCAGTTATTTGTCCTATAGATTTTAAACGAAGTGCATCTCCCGGCGATCTTATTTCTTCTGGTGATATATTAAATCCTGCAATAGATGCAGATCTAAATATTGCTAATCCTTGATCTGAAATTGATGAAGATGCGTTTGATGGTGTTGCTGGAGAGCCATTTATTACAGCAGGTGTTAATATACTATTTGCAGATACAGATCCTAAAATAGTTACATTATTAGTTATAACTCCACCTTCCATTAAAAAATTTGAAGCTGTAATATCTCCAGATGGTTGTATATGATATCCTGAAGATGAAATTTCTAATTGTCCATTTGATCCTGAAATAAATTGTGTTGAAGGATTACCTAAAAAGAATTTTTCTGTTTGTATTTCTAATCCACTTGGATCTGTTCTAAATTTAAAAAAGTTATTAGCATTAGCAACCATTTCTAAACCAACGCCTTGATATGATGTTGCAAATTGATTTGGTAATGCAGAACCAGAAAATAATAAAAATCCTCCACGTCCAGTCATTGCTTGGTTAAAACCATCATAACCTAATGATCTAATATATCCAGTATTTTGTAATCCTACTATTTCAACTCCAGAATTTAATGTATCAGCAACAGTTAATGAACCTGTTAGCATTGAAAATCCGCCGTCTATATATCTATTTCCTCCTTGAAATACTTGATTTGTTACTATAGTTTCATGATCACTTTTAACTCCAGCAGCATTATAATATTCAATTTTAAATTTTATTTCATTATCAGATTTATGTTTTACAGGAATGTCAGTTCTAAATCTTGTGTAATTTTCTGTAAATCCTTTTTCTGCAGATGTTAATGTTCTAATATCTGAAAATTGCCATTGTCCTGATTCAATTAATATTAATAATGATCCATTTCCTGTTTTGTCTGCAGTAAAATTAAATTGTAAATCATCTAATCGTTGATTATTATTTGGAGTTTCATATTCTCCTATCTTTTTTCCTAATATATAAGGAAAATAATCATTTTGTAAATTAGTATTATCATAATCAAATGAAGACCCTGATAAATATATAGAAATTTTTGGATTTTCTAAATTACTCAAAGAATTTTTTGTACCAATTGCATCAAATATTATTTTATATTCAGAGTCTTTAACAAATACTCCAGGTAATGAACTTGTTGTTTGTAATACAATTGCATTTTGATCTCCAGAATATGAAACAGACGGAGTAACAATTAATGAATTATTTAATGAACTAGTTGAAAATGTTAATGTTGGTTTTGTAACTGTATTTTTTCCATTGTATTGATTAACTTCCCAATATGAATCAATTATACTTTGGGATGTAAAGTATCCAATACTTACATCTGGAAAAATAGATCCAGTTGCATCAACAAATATTTCAGTAGGTTCTAATGATATATCATTAATTAATTCATATGTACCTATAGTACCTGAACTGTTAATATATAATTTAATTCTTGATACGTCACCAGTCCCTGGATTTAAGTTTTTTATTTGTGTTAATGCAAATGATTCTGAATGTTGAGTTGGTATATATGTAGGTACTGCTTCATATGATAGCGAAAATGGTGATGCATCAAATTTAATAAATTCGTGTTGTGTTAAACTTTGACTATAAGTAAATACATATCGATCATCTAATTCAATAAAATCTTTATTTAATATTTTTTTAATTTTTGATGTATACGGTTTAGCAGAGCTAGTAGTTAATAACGGTATTGGTAATGCATTGACTGGATTAGTAACTGTTAATGTTCCTCCAGAAAATTTTGGATCAAATTCTCCTCCGGTTATTTTTGCTAATATACTATTGTTCCGTGTTTCAAATTCTATTAATCCCGTTGTATATGTTGGAAACTGTTCGTTATTTTCATATATTCTATCTAATCGAACTCCGATTTGTTCTGAAACTTCTACTGTTGGAAGTTTTGTATCTTCAAATATTATTTCTGAAGTATTAGTTGCTTTATTGTTAACTGATACATTTTTTATCCATTTAACATTTAATTTATTTCTCCAAACGGTTGGAATTTGTTCTCCTGTGTATAATTGATTTAAAACTGCAGCAATAGTTACAGTACAATTACCAGGAGGTGTTGTATCATAAATATAAACAGCTAATACTCTAGAAGTATCGCTTTCAATATAATCAATAATTTCATGATAAATTGGATTTCTATTAGAATCAAGTATTTCAATTGCTAATTCAGTACCAACTTCAAATATATTAGTATTTCCTTTTAATTTAATTAAATTTTTACCAATAGTAAATTCTAATGGAAATTCGGTAATATTGAATATATTACTCGATAATGATGATTGATCGGTGATATATGTAGATAGTTGATCTAGATTACGAACTATAGTTGTTACTTTTTTCATACATGATATTCTTTTTTATAAATATTATGTATGTTGAATCTGGCTAAAATTATTTATCTTATTTACTTCAATTAAGTTATCTACCATATCTCTCATTGATTCTACGTGGGATATAATAATTGAAAAGTCAAATTTTGTTCTAAAATATTCAAATAAATTTGTTACTGCAGAAATATGTTCTCTATCTAAACTACCCCATCCTTCATCTATTGCAATAAAATTTGGTCTAGGTAATGCAGATACATTAATTAAAGCTACACGTATTGCTAATGATGAAATAAATCGTTCCATACCAGAAGTTAGCTCTAACGGCCAAAAGTTGTCTTCATCATAAATAATATATCCATTAATATTTTTACCATCTGTATTTAATACCATATTGAAATCAACTACTTGATTTAAAACATTGTTTATTTCTGTTTCAATTTTTGGTAATGCTTTTTTGATTAATTCGTATGGAACGCCGTCTCGCTTTACAGAATGTAAATAATATTCATATGCTTTATATTCAGTTTCTAATTGTTTATATGTTTCTAATTGTTCTAATGCAGTTTTCTTTTTAGTTTTAGCAACTTCAATTTCACCATGATTAGATTTAATTTTATTAGTTATATTCTTTATTAACTCAGTAGTTTCTAATATAAGTTTCTTTTTAGAATCAATTTTTTTATTTATCGATTCATTAAATATAATTGCAGATTCATTCTTTTTAAATAATTCTTGTCTTTCTGCATTTGTTTCCAATTCAGATTCTTTTGTTTGTATATCACTTTCTAATATCTGTAATTGCAATTCTAATTTTTCAATTTTATTTTTTAAATTTATTTTTTCTTGATATTCATAAATTGAGGAATTTAATTTATCAATACGTTGTTGAAAAAATTCAGCTGATCCAATTTCTTTTTTTAATTGTAATTTATTTCTTGGTAATAATTTTTTTGCTTCTAATGCATCTTTAACAAATATATTTTCAATACAATACTTACATGCATGATCATATTCATGAGTTTTTAAATGATCAATTTTCTTTTTCTGTGATTCTATTAAACTTGTTAGTGTGCTTATACTATTAGATATACTATCTTTTTTCTTAATAATATCAGATAATTCAGATGATATTTTATTATATTGTTCTTTATTAATTATATTTGAATATGATGACATATTAGATTTAACAACATTAATTTTTTCTTCTAATACTAATGTATTTGAGTTTATTTTTTCAATATCTTTTATTAATATAGATTCGTCATTTTCTAATTTTTTTATAGAAGGTCCTTCATATGATATTGGCTGCTTTGTTTCAATTAATTCTACAATTTGATTTTGTAAATTATTTCTCGATTCTTGCAAATCTGTATCGTTCTTTTCTAATTCAATAATTTTATCTTGATTTTTTAAAATTATATCGTCTGAGTCACGTATGATTAATCCAAAATCTGTTTTCTTATATTCTTTTAATTTACCAGAAGTTTCTTTTATTTCTTCAGCTGCTAAATGATATAGTTGTTCAAAAACTGTTGTGTCTAGAAATTGAGATAATAAATCTTTTCGTTCTCTTTGTGACTTTTCTATAAAATTATTATTATCTGCTTGTAATGAAAATGCAGTTAAAATAAAATCATCATAAGTTCCTAAATACCTTCGAATACTTTTATTAGTATCACTTCTTTCTTCTCCATTTAAGTTTTGATCTTCATTATAAAAATTAACGTTTACTTTAACATGTCCATGCTTTAATGTTATACCTTCTCGTTCAATAGTATATAATTTATCATTTAACATGAATTTAAATATACCTTTAAAACCAGACTTTTTATTATTTAAGACTTCTTTTGATTTACTTGTTTTACTACATTTATCAAATATTGTATATGTTATTGCATCTAATAAAGAAGATTTACCTGATGCATTTGCTGCGAATAAACCTATAACATCTGATAATTTTGAAAAATCTACTTTATTTTTTTCTCCATATGAAAACATATTATCAAATTCAAATGAAACTGGATACCATGTTACATTTCTTACGGATTCTAGAACAGGCAGTTTAGAATTAATTGTTCTATTAATATGCCTAATTGCATCTAATTCTTTTTTGTCTGCATCAGGATAATTTTCTTCAATAAATTGTGTTATTAGATTATTTTGATGTTCTACATCTCTAACATTTCCAATTGCAATTGAACCATTTTGATTATTTTCAATATGATTTGCACTACGTTGTATTGATATATCTTGAACTTTATATTTTTTTCTAATTGTTGCTATTAATTTTTTAATATCAGATGCGTCAGTATCATTAAATTTAATTCTTACTCTTGGTTTTCTTGGAACACGATATGGAGAATTAATAATTTTTGCATTGTCTACTTCAAATGTTACATATCCGTAATTATTTTCTATTTCAACAAAATCTGCAGATTTATCTGGTAAGTCCCAAACTAATATTCCATGGTCTAATGCTTCTCCATGATTTTGTTGAATTAATGATCCAGGATATCCTATAGTTTTTTCTTTATTTAAAAATTGAGCTGGCTTATGAATATCACCTAATAATGTTAAATCATGGCCTTCAAATAAGTCTGTTGTTACATGTTCATTTGATATTTGAAATCCAATATCAGTTTTAGCACTATGTACTGCTCCATGATGTAAGGCTATTTTATAATGTGCATTAAAATCTTTTGCTTTTATATAATCTTTAGGAGCTACGTCTACTGCCATATGATTAAATACAATATTTCCAAATTGAAATAATCCGTTATCTTTTATAAAGTGTATATTTTTATTATTAATAACATCTAGTATTGGAGATATTGCATCTAATCTATATAAATTATTTAAATTCATATCATGATTACCTAAAATAACAATTGTAGGAATATGAAATCCATTAAAGAATTTTGTTAACATATTAATTAACTCCGGCGACATATCTAATTTAGAATGAACTATATCTCCAGTTATAACGCATATACTTTGATCAGATGCATGTTGGGCAATATGTAAAAATAAATTATCAAATACTTCATTATATTCTTTATGACGTTTTAATGTTCGAATATGAATATCAGAAATATGAAATATTCTATCAATACTTTTTATGTTTGTTTTTAATTTTTTTATTTCCATAACGAAGCTATTTTTAATTCCATCATTCTTTCAAATGAAAATTTATATGTATCCTCTAATTTTTTAGTTATTTTTTTATAACCTAATTCATTTGGATCTAAATCTTTAAGTTCTACAAAATATACATTTAATCCTTCTGCCATGAATCTTTTAGCTATTTCTATTGCATTATGCATTGCATCTGGATCTAAACATATATAAATGTCTTTAACATGTTCTTCTATAATCTTTTTTTGTAATGTAGGTTGTATAAGTTTCCCAAATAATGGAATAGCATTTCTTTTTATAGTAATCGCATCAAATGCTCCTTCGCATAATATAATAGGTTCATTCCAGTTAATTAACATTTCAAATCCAATTATATCTTTCGATGTTTGTGGATTTTTATGTTTATGTGGATCGTTTTTATAATATGCTCTAGATACAAAATAATTTAATTGTCCATTTGCATCATAACTAGGAATAATAATTTTTCCAGAATATTGACCAGATTCTGCATACCCAATTCTGTATCTAATAATATCAAATATATTTATACCTCTATTTTTTAAATAATGTATTGCATTTTTATAGTCAGGTGTTTTCTTTTCAATCCATAATGGTTGATATTCTTCTGGCAATTTTAATGAGTATTCAATTTTTTCTGTTACATTGTTTCTATATCTTGTTACTTCGATTATTTTATTTAATTTTTCAAATTTAGATTTTGGTAAATTTAATTGTTTAAATAATGATCTAATAGTCCGACCTTTTTTATCAGATATCCAACAGTGCCATGGATTTTGACCTTCTTTATTAGTATTAATATCAATCTCTAATTTAGGTTTATAATGAGATGTAAACGGGGAAAAGAATGCAATATTATCTCCAGATGTTTGTTTACCTTTTCCTAGAACAGATTCTAATAATTGAAGTAGTTTAAGATTCTTCATATAATATATTATAAGAAAATTTACTGAAAGATCAAAAGTATTGGTATTATATAATATATGTTAGACACAATCATAATCGGTCTAACGATTCATCATTTAATAATATACATTATATTAAACGATTTCATCTTTTTATTAACTTACATTAAAAAAATAATGATTATTTTTCAATTATCCAATCATAATACAAAAAACTTTGATGTAACCGGCGTTTCTCCTTCTTTACAACATTCATTTAACCACTCTTCCGGCATATCTTTTTTTGCAACGTGTGTTATTCCTATTTTATTTGCATACATTTCATATGTTGTTTTTGAACCTTTTGATATCTTTTGATTGGGATTCTGAAATATAATTCTTAAATCAATATCTGGATGTGATGCTAAAACATGTTTCATTTTTTGTCTATCAGTGCTTGTCCATCTTCCTTTTGTTTCAATATACATTGTGTTACCTGATTTTTTTGTAAATATAAAATCCGGAGTATATTTAGAATTTTTTTGTGGAACTATATATTGTAATGTTTCTTTTTCGTAATTAACAGGATATTTTGCTTCTTTGATTTGATCTGCAACTTTTAATTCTAAGCCAGATCTATATCCATATTTATATGCCGCTTGGCGTTGTTTATTATTAGAGTGCCAATGATTTTTCATAACTTCCTTTACCAGTCGATCATTACTAAATTACCATTCCATTTCATGATATTATCTGGTTTGAAATCTAATGATAAATGTAAATCTCCTATATTTGTTTTTCTTACATGTTGCTGTAATGCTCTCATAAAATTAATTAATACCGGAGAATAATTTCTAGTCTCTTCAGTATCTAAATAATCAAATACAGATGCATCTGGGCCAGCTTGCCTTAAAAAATTTTTATAACCATTATAAAATTTATTTATTTCTTGTTGTTCTTTTGGAGATAATGGATTTGCTTTATTCATTATATATAAACTACGTTTTGGATCTGAATAATGAACAGGAATAAATGAGTTAAATTCAGATGCCCTTCCTACAATTACATCTGCAACTGCTTTTTCGTCTGGCTCTGTTGTTATTTTAAATAATAAATCTTCTCCATTTATTGCATATACTTTTCCATTATCCCCTTGTGCAACAAATGAAAATTCTTTATTT